AATTCTATTCCATATATCATTCTAAATGAAAAAGCTACTGGATGATAGAATGGAGGTATTGGTATTTCAACATCTGGTAATCTATTTATAAAAAAATTTTCAGATTCCCAGGTTATTGATGGTGTTCCATTTTCATTAATTGTAACTGTAATATCTTCTGGTAAAACATATTGATATCCTGCTGACATTGCATCATAAAATGGTCCACAAGTTTTAACAGAAAGTGCTGAGCCATCAACACCCTGATCATAATTTATTATTTTTGCATCCGCTGGACTATTAGACCTATTATATAAAGTTATATCTTTATACCACTTAGGTATTATTGTTCTAGCTGGTACGGGTGGTTCTGACTTTTCTTCTGGATTTCCTGGCCAAAATTTTATTATTTTATCCATTTAAAATCATTATATCATATATAGGCATGTTTAAATCAAGTTTTCCATGATCGCTTTTTATGTATTGACTTTCTTTTTTTATAAAAAATGGAACCCATACTTCTTGTAATTTTTTTCTGGGTTCTTGATATATTTTGTTAAAATTTATCTTTAATGAATTGGGAATACATATTGCATCAGATGATTGTTTAATTAAAACATCAACATCTTTATCAATAAACCAAGATACATAAAAAGCATACTTAGATTTAAAACAATCTGAAGGAGCTTCGTTGCTATCTAAATCAATTAATTTAAATTGTTGGGTTGCTGCTCTTGAGATTAATTTTATTTTATCATCATTTAAAAAATTTATTAAAATTTCTGCATAAAGCAATTGAGTATAAACCCCATTTTTCTCTGTTGGTTTTGGGGAAATGTATTGTGCATATAAGTGTAAAGGTTTTAATAAATCATTTTTAATCTGATCAAAATTTTTTAAATCAGAATATTTTGTATTAATATGAGTTGTCATTATTTATTGTGAACTAAATAACCGCCAGCGATAAACCAGTCTTGTGGTTCCATATCAAACATATATACATTTTGAGTTCCTTCTACTATACCTATTGAATTAACTTTTTCTTCAGATATAGACCCGTCATCTAAAATATTAATTAATATGTCACCCTCTTCAATAAGAGCAGCTTGTAATATTTGATACATTCCATCTTTTTTACAAAAAACAGGATGATCAAAACTAAACTTACTTTCTTGTTTTTCATTAAAATAAAGAGTTGCATCTTTATTCAATAAAATAGAGCTTACAACGGTTGTTTCTTGAACTCCATCTTGAGATGTAAGTGTTGTTGATTTCCAGTCTGTATAGTCATATTGTAATTCTCCATTTGGACCATTATTTGAAATTTCATTTATATCTATGCTTAAAACTTTATCTCCAACTTTTATATCTTTTGCAGCTATCAATCCATTTGACGTTCTTATTAAAGTATCTTCATGTATACATCTTGGTCCAGATGGTGAAAAACTAAAAAATGAATAAGGTGTAAAATTGAATACAGAAGAAAATCCATATGGTGTAAAGTTAAAGACTGGTGCGAAGCTAAAGACTGGTGCAAAGCTAAAGACTGGTGCGAAGCTAAAGACTGGTGCGAAGCTAAAGACTGGTGCGAAGCTAAAGACTGGTGCGAAGCTAAAGACTGGTGCGAAGCCAAATGGTGCAAAGCTAAATGCTGTGGTTACTGAATCTGATGCTGGAGACAATAAAGATTGTCCATTTGCATTAATTGCAGAAACTTGAAAATAATTTACAGAACCCATTGTTTCGGTAATATCTAAAGATGTTACATTTCCAGCATCTACATAAGTTCCGCCATCTGGATAATAATAATAATCTGTTATGGCTGACCCGCCCGAATCTGGAGCTACCCAAGACAATGTGTCGTGTCCAGCTGTTGGGCTTGATAAACTTGGCTTTGCGGGGGCATCTGGAACGGTTGTTACAAAAACAGAAGAAGAACTTGATGAAGTAGTAGAACTTATTTGATTATTTGCTGTTACAGTAAATACATAATTTACTCCAGATTGCAATCCTTGAACTGTTGCTGTTAAATTTGATGCTGAAACAGTAGTGCTATAGTTTCCTGGAAAAGAAGTAACTGTATAAGATGTATCTGGGTATTTTCTTTGAACTCCCGCTGTCCAGGTAACTACTACTGCTCCATTGTTAAATGGTCTATTTATCCCAACATTTGTGGCTGAAACTATTGTTGGTGCGCTAGGTGGTAATTTACCGCTTCCTGCTATTGAACCTAAAATTGGCATTATATACTCAAATCTCCTGTTAAAGCCCAAACATTACTTGCAATACAAACTAAAGTTGCTAAAGAGTATTGGTCTCTTAATTTTGCACCTGGAGTGTAGTATCCAGTAACTCCAGAAAATACTACTGAAACTCCTGTTGTTAAAGCAAATAAATTTATTTGTGTTCCTGTTGGGGCGGAACTTAAAGATGTATCTACAGTAAATGTATAAGAACCATTCATCTGTAAAAATTTATTATAATCAGATGAGGTAATGGTGTAATTGTTTGTTTTTGCATTAGAAACTACTGGTACCTGCAAACCTGTGATTCCTTGAATTCCTTGAATTCCCTGAACTCCTTGTATTCCATTAGTTCCTTGAATACCTTGAATTCCTTGAATTGCTTGTCCTTGAATACCTTGAATACCCTGAATTGCAACTCCATTTGTTGCTATCCAAGTTATTGGGTCTGTTCCTATTACTATTCCTTCATCAACTCCTGAACCATCTTGATTATTCATCATCCATGTTGAATTTAAATTATTTATTCCACCGTATACTGTTGTAAATACACCAGTTTGAACTTCAATTGTTCCATAGTTATCAAAATCAGATGAACGAGTCAATACCCAATAATGAGTTGAGTCACCTTGAATTAAATTATAAATACCGTTTTGTTTTGGATCTGTTTGATTTTTAACAAGAATTCTATCATTAATATCTGCAAATGTCGGAGTATATCCATCAATTGTTAATGCACCATATGTTGTTGCTGTTAATTTAGATTGATATCCATATCCACCATCAGCACCTATTTGTGTTCCCGCCGTATATGTTGGTGAATTAGAGAGTGGTCCTGTTGTTGCAGCTTCTACTGGGGTAATTGCAATTGCTGGACCTGCTGGACCCGTTAATCCTTGTATTCCCTGTAAACCTTGAACGCCTTGTACGCCCTGTGTGCCTTGCACACCTTGTCGTCCTTGTAAACCTTGAACACCCTGAACGCCTTGCGTTCCTTGTAAACCTTGTGATCCTTGTGTTCCTTGTAAACCTTGCGTTCCTTGTAAACCCTGTAAACCTTGTGTTCCTTGAACACCTTGTGTTCCTTGTGTTCCTTGCAAACCTTGCAAACCCTGTACACCTTGAATACCTTGCAAACCTTGTACACCTTGAATACCTTGTGGACCTCTATTGGTTGTTAAATAATTATCAATTTCTGAAGCCAAGGCAAAGATGTCTCTTGGGACATCTGGTGTATCTGTATATTCGGGGTAATTAAAACCCTTGGTAGTTTGCAGGCTCATATCCTATAAGTATACCAAATTGATAAATAAAAGCATTTATTTTGCTCCCATTACCTTTAAATTATATTTAATTGCCTCTATATAATTTGGAGGTAAATCTTGACCCAATAAATCATTGAATATTTTTAAAGATTCTTTTTCTTTTCCTAACCACCAACCGCTTACGGCTTTTTCAAAAAAGAATACATTTGGTCCAGGGTAGTCTACCCCTATGGGTAATTTTTGATCTCTTTTATAGTTTATAAGCCCTAGCTCTGCGGTGGTATAGCATTCTTGCCACCTGGCCAACCTTTCATAAAAACTTGAAAGCAAAAAATAAGCTTCTGGTCTATTTGGCATATACTGTATTGCTTGTAATAAAGAATTTATTACGCTATTTGGTCTTTCTCCTTGTTTATCAAGGCATATTGAAATTCTAAGCAAACTATTATATGTAATTATGGGTTCTGTTTCATATCCATATTCTGATGCTCTTAAATAAAAAGATATGGCAGATGCAGTTTGATTTAAATATTCATATTCATTTGCTATATCAAAATTTACTATTGGGTCTAAAATTTTTGAACAATTATCTTCAATAATTTTTTTAATTGAATTCATATTTTATAGCCTCATCAAACATTTCCGATATAACATTTCTTGGAACTTTTAATACAAATGCTGCATTATCTTGAAAACCAAAAGATATAATTAAATCGCTATTGACAAAAGTCATTCCAACTGCAAATTCAATATCTGCATCCATAAATGAAAAACTTTCAGGTGAAATTCCTATTAAATTAAAATCTTTATCCCAAACACACAATCTATGACGATATTTTCCATCTTTTTGATTTAAATAATTATTAAATAAATTTACTTCATGTGTTATAGCTATATAATTATTGCCGTAAGGAATTAATTGTGTCCCGCCTCTTTGATCTATTGAAAAAGGTTTTGAATTACTTTTAAAAACTTGTTCACATCTTTCGGGTAATTCTGGATATGTTTTAACAACTTCGGTTGGAGATGTCCATTTAATAAAATGATATGGTTTATCAATTATTGGCATCCAATTTTTTTCACAATATGAATTTTGATCAATTGGAGATGGTATTCTAATTCTTGATATTTCTTTAGCAGTCCATTTTTCTTTATCTAACTCTATTTCAGATAATTCCATTCTACCTTCGCCATTTGACTTTACATCTCTGCGAACACCTATTGCATAATATTTATTATCCCATTTAACTAATCTGGCATCTTCTAAGCCAACAAACTCCCAAACTGGCAAAATATCTAAAATACTTGTATCTATTTTTGTAGAATCAACAACGTTAAAGTCATCATCTAGACGGCATAAATAGTTGGTAGTTCTTAAATTCATATCTTTTTCTGGATGAAGATACGCTAGTGGTCCCCAAACTGAAGGAAAATTTTTATTATTTTCTGAATGGTATAAGGTGTAATTTATATGTCTAATAATGCATAGTATTTGACCGTCATCGTCTTTAAAAACTGAAGCATTCATTAAACCCGTCCCAGGAAATACGTCTGCGGGAATTATTAGTGGGGTAATTGATCCACCAGATTCAATAGCTTTTTGAACAAGGTTCATTTTTTTATTATATCCTATCAGATAGGTTTTGTAAATATTTTAAGAAGAAAGGTCTCCACCCAAAACCCACAAATCTGTATCCATCTTAATTATTGATGGGATTTAATCCAATCTTGAAGATTTACTTTTGGCTCCCAGCCCATTTGTGTTTTAATTTTATTTGTATCAGAAAGTGTTTCTTTTGCTTCTCCTGGGCGGGCGGAAATAAATGTAACATTATCAGATATCATTCCTGCTATTTCATTAATAGAATAATTTTTTCCATATCCCACATTAAATACTTCTCCATATGTATCTAACTCTGTGGTCATTGCTAGTATATTGGCATTTACTACATCTTGGATATTTGTAAAATCTCTTCTTTGAGTCCCGTCCCCGACAATTGTCAAAGGTTGATTGTTTTCACGTTGCTTCAAAAATAACCCTATAACTGGTGCATAATGACCTTTTGTAGGCTGGCGATCACCATATACATTGAAATACCTAAGGGTGACAGTTTTTAGCCCATATAGGTCAAAATACATCTTGCACAACTTATCTCCTGCTACTTTAGATACAGAATATGGATTCAAGCAATCTTCTATTTGAGTTTCAACATTTGGCAATGTATTTTTTTTACCATAATAAGATGATGTAGTTGAATAAATAACTTTTTTAACATTATGGGTTCTAGATGCCTGTAATATATTTGCTGTTCCAAGTATATTAGTTTTAATTGATTGTAGTGGATTTACTATTGATGGTTGTATTCTAGCTTCTGCTGCAACATGAAATACATAATCAATTCCCGCAAATAATGGTTCTATCTTCTCATAATCACATATATCATATTTGTAATTATCTGCAGCGGGATTCCAATAAAATTGCTCATGACATTCAGCAGATTCATTATCTATACATATTACATTATGACCTAAGGATATTAATTTATCTACTAGGTTGGATCCTATAAATCCCGCTCCGCCTGTTACTATTATTTTCATTAATTTCTTCCATAATCATCATCTAAGCGAACTATATCATCTTCTCCAAAATATGTACCTGTTTGTACTTCTATAAATTCTACAGGGGTGTCTAGAGATTCTATTCTATGAGCATCCCCCACTTTTATATCTATTGAATCTCCAGGACTTAATACTTTTATATCTCCGTTTATTGTAACGGACGGTAATCCAGAAACAATAAACCAATGCTCTGCTCTTTGTGCATGCTTTTGATAAGATAATCTATTATTAGGAGATACAAATATATACTTAGTCTTATGATTATTTGATTCATTTAAGATATAGTAATATCCCCATGGTCTTGTTTCTTTCATTTTTTTCCTATCCGCCATGATAATTATGGCTGTAATATATCCTCTAATGTGAAGTTTTTATGCTGTTCTTTCCAATATTTAATTATTCTATCTCTACTATTTAGAGTTTGATCGTAATGGTCTGGATTTTGTAAAGATTCATATTCCATAGTATAGCAAAAAATTGGTAAAGAATAAATTGTTTCTTTATCTAATCCATAAATCATTTCTTCAACTGTAGCGTAAGATTGTTGCAAAAAAGTATCTTTATTATCTTTATCATATTTATTCATCTTTTTATTAAAAGACATATCTAATTTATCATCAACTATATATAAATTAAATATTTTTTTTGCATAATTTTTATTTATTAAGTATGCTGTTGCATTAAAATCCCAAAAAGATCTGATATGTAAGTGAAAGTTTATATCTTTATTTTTTCTTGTAGATAAGGTCATTTGAAGTATTGATAAATTTTTAGGCAATAATTTAAAAATTTCTTCCCATGAAAAATTCCAATATTTTGATGTTGAAAAATCAACATCATCTTCTACAATGATTGCCCAATCTTCTTCAGAATCAATAAATTTTTTAATTGCTTTTAAGTGTGAAAAAGTAACAATAGCTTCTACTGGTCTGATTCCTTTTGGCAATTCTCCATTTAAAAAAGATAAATTTTTATAATTTAAAATATCTTCTGCATCAACTCTTTCATAATTTGATATTTTGTATTGCTTAAATTGATTAATCATATAATTATTTCTATCTAAGCTTTTTTTTAAATTAATATAATATATTTTTGGCAGATTATTCATAATAATGAAGTATTTCTTAAATTTTCTGGATCAATTAAAGATTTTATTTTTTTATAATCATGTTTTAAAAAATAATTTTGTTCTTTTTTTATAGAAAAACCATTTACTAGCCCTTCTTGTGCTTGTTTAAAAATAAAACAATCTGTTGTGTATTGTATTCCTTTTATAAAAGCAAGTCTTAATAATTTTTTTGCACCCAGATATGAATATACTGTGGCTTGACCCGCAGAATATTGATTGTTTGATTTATGTATATAATCTGAACCAATTTCCGTTTCTTCTGTTATCTTATTTTGTTCTTCAAAATAATATAAAGATAAAAAATCAAAATCTTTTGGTAAATCTTTATTAACGTTATTTATTTTTTTTACAAAATCATTTTGTAGTAAAACATCATCTTCTAATACTAAAGTTTTTTCTATTTTATTACTTACTATATATTCCCAAACATTTATTAAACTTACCCAAATACCTAGTTCTCCTGGTAGCGGGGGAGTTTTTCTTCCATCATATGGATCCCAAGAATTTAAATTTATTCCTTTATGATTTAAAACATCTCCTGCATTTCCTATATTTCCATTAAAAAATTCTACGTTGGAAATATAATTAAAATCTTTTAGTATTTTTTTATTATATTCAATATTTTTTTTAGACCTATCATTTATATGTATTATTAAATAATTCATCTTACAAATCCAGAATTCTCAAACATATCTATACCAATTCTGGATATTAATTTATCTAATGCGTCGTTTGTTCTTAATTGCCAATCATAGTCTTTTACTACTTGCGGTATTTGATTAAAAAATTTATTTGATTGATTGTCAAAATTTAAAACAACATTTTTCATAATATCAACCATAGAATCAAAATGTGGCAATATAACTTCTCCGTGACGAGTATATGTTTCTACTACATCAGAAATACCTCTGTGAGATTCAATTGTATTATCTATAAAATATTTATCATATGAACACCAATCAGAAGTTGAAATTATTGGCATTCCTGTAGCAAGTGCTTGCAGTGGAATTAACCCAAAGCCTTCTCCTTCTGAAGGATATATAAGAACATCGTGATAATGAAATAAACTTATTAAATGCTCTAATGTTAAATTTTCTTTTATGTGGCGAATATTGATGCCTTCCCATTCGCCATGATTTGCTAAAATTTTTTCATCAAACCAATCAACTTTGCTTGCTTCGTGATGACTATATTTTAATGTTATTTCATAATCTGGATTATTTCCAAATGCTTTTCTAAAAGCATCTACTGCTAATCCGCCCCTTTTTCTAGGTGAACCTGAATCTACGTGTAAGAACCTAATTGTTCCATTTAAACCACGTTTTTTAGGAGTCCACATAGAACTATCTACGCCGTGCTCAAAAACATGTACTTTTTCAGATGGAACACCAGCATTAATAAAAGCATCTGCTCCAAATTTATTTGCAGTCCACCATTCGTCGTATCTTTTTGCATGATCAACCCAGTGTGGGGGTACTAAAGTTGATTCCCATTGAGTCATCTGTATTTTATATTGATGATCATAAAAAAATCCATCTGGTGAACCATAATATAATTGTACTTTTGATTTTGGAGAATTTATATCAATATTAATTAATTCATTATTATATTTATAGTTTCTAAGGTGCTTGTGTATTTCTTGATATGTATAAGCGTATCCAAAATATGATTCAGAACGTCTCACATGCGGGTGAGCATATAAAGACATTCTGAACATATTTTATCCTTAACTATTAAATAACAAATATTTTATATATTTGTTATATTTATATTATCATGAGTACCTATAGAGCTTACTGTCCAATCAATTCCATTTGATGAAATGCCAATACAATTATAGTTTTTAGCAAAATAATGACCATTAACATAAAGAATTTCACTAGATCCATCTGTAGGAAGGTTAATTTGCGTCCAAGCTAGCCCGTCTGTAGAATAATACATGTGTCCATTACTATCATCAGCAAAATAATAATTTTGAACTTTTTTAACATTGTAAATATGATGAGAAAATCCTTGATCTACCCAATTATCTCCATCTGTTGATGCTAAAGCATATGGGAAGCTATATCCATTTCTACTTTGTGAAATATACATTACATATTTATTATTTGAATATATTATATTTTGAATATATGCATTTGTAAATTGATTAATATTGTGAGTTGTCCAATTAACACCGTCTGTTGAAACATACATGTTATATTGATCTCCGTAATTATCATGTCTTGAAAGTGCAATAAACTTATTATCGTAATAACCTTGATACCATATTGATCCTATTCCGCTAACATATGTCCAATTTATTCCATCTGTAGAATATGAAATTCCATTAGTAGAATAACCACTCCATGCAATATACTTGCCACCATCATAACTTACACCATATACATAATCTAATCCAGTTGTTACGGATGTCCAGTTTATTCCATCTGTGGAACGATACAATGAAGTATTTGAAGAAAGAAAATAAGTATTGTTTGCTACATATAAACCATTACTGTATGTAATACCAGGAACTGAGTGCCAATTTGTTCCATCTGTTGAATATTTAAATCCTGGAGAACCCACAGCAAAAGCCATATTATTATGTATTAATAATTGTGACCAAATACCTGATGGCTCAACTTGTTTCCAAGTTCCTCCGTTATCACTAATTCCAATACCTTGGCCTAAACCTAAGAATTTTCCATTAAAAAATTCTATTGATGTGTAATAAGCATTTAATGCTGAGCTTGTCCATGTAACACCATAGTTTGATGAATAGTTAAATGAAGTAGAACTTGAACTATCATATGGATCAAAAGCAACATATACAGGAAGTTTTGTTTCTGTTCCATATACCTTTACATCAACAACATCTACTGATGATGGAAGAGCTGTTACTCTTTTACCTGAATTAAATGTTCCTAATCCTGTTGTAATATCAATTGTTGCTCCTGCTCCAATTTGACTATCCCATTTAATTGAATCTGCTTGATTTAATTCTTGACCTGCATCTAACAATGCTAAATCGTATGTCATTGAATGTGCTGAATTATTTTTAATAGATATTTTATTCAAAGAAGCTGTTGAAAATCTTGGAACAGTATAAACATTAACTGGTGCTAATACTTCTGCACCATGTGCTGCTTGATTTCCAATAGCTGCTTGAACCTCTATAGTTTTTTTATAAGGTCCAGCAAATTGCCATAGGTTATAGTTTCCAGGAACTTGATGCATTTTCCAGCTTAGTCCATTTTTTGAGGTGGCAAGTGAAACTGGTGTTTCATAATCACCATGTTTTAATGTAAATACATATAATCCATTTATATAACTAATTATTCCTGGATAATCATCAAATCCAAGTCCAAAGACATTTATGTCTGTAGTAATTTGATTAAAACTACTTGGATTATTATGATTATAATAATAAGGATCCTTTGCATAAACAACTCTTCTTCCAGTACTTCTATTTTTAGCAACTAAAAATTGTATTGATTCATATCTTGATGATCCTACATGATACCAAGATGCGTCTCCTTTGTAAGGAGCTGCAGTTAAATTTTGATTTTCATAAATAACATAATTACTTCCATTCCAATTGCTTGATCCGTTAGCAATTACCCTTAAATATGAAGTATTAGAATTATCGTAGTTAGCTAGTGTAGTTAGAACAAATACACTTTCTAACTCATCAAATACAGCATTAATTGTTTTTACTGGATACCCTAATGTACTGTTTCCATTATTGTTTAAATGTGCAGTCCAACCAGATTCTTGAAAACCAACCATTTCGTATGCATTATTTGATGTAAAAAGTACTGTTGTTCCAATATTATTACTGAGTAGCCATTTAAATTCATTAGGTGCTAATGTTCCTACAGTTGTTGACTGTGTCCAATTTTGAAGATCTGTTGAGTAATAAACTGCTGTATCAGTTGAAACAATAAATCCTGTTTGATACAGTGAGTTATGCTCTACAACGTAGTTATTACTATCATCATAACTATTTTCATTAGTTATAACAGATTTATTCCAATTTATTAAATCTGTTGAGTAAAGTAAATATCCTCCATATACATTGTAATATACATATTTTTGAGAAATTGGAAAATATTGAATATTTTGTGAATAAGAATTACCCACAGCTATACGTAAGCTATCTGCATTAGAGATTGTTACTGATGTCCAATTTATTCCATCTAATGATACTCTTAAGTTATTTTGATCATCAGTTATAATTATATGATCATTTACAATTGCAATACTTTCTGAATCAAATCCAGATAAAACTGATATTGTTGACCAATTTACTCCATCTATAGATTTTTTAGGTGTGGAATTTTGTGCTAATGCTACATATACTCCACTACTTGTAACCACTGGATTTGCAATTATTTGAGAATCAAAAGGTCTATTTCCTTCAATCCAAGTGTTTCCATCGCCAGTTATATAGTAACCTGAATAATTACCTAACCACTGTATGGCATTTATATCTATTGTGCTTTTTATGGTTGCATAGTATGCCCCACCTGGTATATTTATTAGGGTATAACCCAATATCTTATCTGCCAACAAAGTAAAGGCTGTTGTTTGTTTTGTTTCATTTCCTATTGCTATTAATAACATTTATTTTTTCCTTATTAGTATCATAGTTTTAATTTGTCTTAGACATCTATGATATTTTTATACCCTTTCAAATTTATTTACAAATTGTAAGCGTCTGCCAAAGCTTTTTGTGCCGTCATTTTTTCTTCTAAAGTTTTAGCATTTTGTAAAGATTTTTGTGCATTTTGAATTGCTTCAATTTTTTCATCACTTGGCTTAGGTTTTCCAGATTCTCCTCTTGCATTTGGAGCATATGGGGCATCTTTATCTGAGGCTGCTGCTATATAAAGCTCTGCCCAATTTGATGCTTCTTCTGCATTTGCCCATGCATCACCATTTGGCCATTGTGGTTGAAAAAGTGAACCTTCTTGACCTTCTTCAAAAATTCTTACCGCATTATTATCTTCTATTCTATATGTTAAAGCCATTTGTTTTCCCTTTTCTAATATATAATGGTTTAAATTTTGTCTGCAGACAACCACTATACTAATTCTAATTGTATTTTATCATAATATTAGTAAAGGCGGGAGTTTTTAATTCCCGCCCCACTATTTAACTTTAGGCTGTTGCCATATTTGAGGCCATACCATAAACAGCATATGTACCAGAACCTGCAACATTTACAGACATTGCATTGCCTGAGAATGAAACTGTTGCAGAAAGAGCACCAGTTGAAGCAGAGTCTACGATACCGTATTCTGTCCATACTGGAGCAGCTCCACCGTTAAACACGGCGGTAAGCTTAGATGTGCGTGAGTTACCTGCAGAGTCAACAATATTCAAGAGAATATCAGAAGCTACTGTGCCAGTTGTAAAGGTATAAAGCGATTGTGCTGAACCCTTAGCATATGTGCTAGTAACCTTGTTACCAAACAATACTGTCTCTGCCTTGATACCTTCAGCAACATCTGTAAGAGATACAGAGTTGATGATAACATCTGGATTAAGAGAAATTGTTGAGCCAGTAAGTGTAATACCATTACCAGCGGTAAGGGTATCTTGCTTATTACCGAGGGCGGTAGTGATAGTAGAAGCATAAGAAGCATCATCATTGATAGCATCTGCAAGCTCCTTCAATGTATTAAGTGCTGCTGGAGCACCATTTACAAGATCATTAATTGCATTTCCAACATAGGTTTCAGTTGCATATCCTGAAAGTGACGGGATGTCTGAAGTAAGTGCATATCCTGAAAGATCTACATTTAATACATGAGAGCCATCAACTGAAAGATGTGTTCCAACAGATTGAATATATTGACCAGAAGATGTAATATATCCTTGATTTCCAACATAGGTCTCGGTTGCATAACCAGTTAAATCAGAAGAAACAAGCTTAGAATTTAACTGTGTCTGGATATTAGAGGTAACACCATCTAGGTATGAAATCTCAGTTGATGAAATGGTGCTTAAGGTACCAACAGACGCAGATATTCCAGAGTAAGCAGTGGCTAAATTAGCATCAGGATAGGTACTTGCGCTGATTGTAGCCCAGTGAGCGTTTGTTGATGTTCCAACAACTTGTGCACCTGGTGCTGGGTAGTAAGTACCAAGCGTTAGAGGCCAAGTACCATTTAGGTCTGTAGCACCAGTAAAGGTTACTAGTGCGGTTCCACCTGATGGATATGCTGTGTGGATTGCTTCTGCTGATGCGTTATCAAACTCAAAATTGGCTTGCTTTACGCCTCCGCCAATAGTAGCAACCCAAAATGTAATGTTTGTAGCATCCAAAGAAACTGGTGCAGAACCTACAGTAATTGTTGGGCTAGATAGAGTCTTATTAGAAAGAGTTTCTGTTCCCGTCTCAGTTACATATCCTAATCCTGTTACATAATCTTTTGTAGCAATTGTGTCTGTATCAACAATTAATTGGTTAGCAATATTAAATGTTAATCCAGAACCGTTATGTACGCTAATTGTTCCAGATGAGTAGTTTATTCCATTTCCGCCAGATAAATGATTATCTACATCTGTATTTGTATATCCTGCTGGAACATTGCCCATTGTAACAATTTCATTATTAGATGAAACTGAACCAATATAAGCTTTGCTTCCTGAAGCGGGATTCAAAACAATATTTGCAGAACCAGTAACAGTAAAGTCACCAGATCCCGCAACATCAATTTCAGATACTGAAATTGTGCTATTTAATGTTAATTCATTAGATGTAACTGTAAAGTTAGAATCTGTTGATTGAATATATTGACCAGAAGATGTAATATATCCTAAACTACTGACTGCTCCATCAAGTCCTGATTGGGTTTGATAGGTAGAAGATGCATCTGATTGTGACAGGTAAGTACTTGAAGCATCAGACGTTGTTAGGTATGAACTCAACGAAGATTGGGTTGCATATGTACTTGATGCATCAGAAGTTGTTAGATATGAATTTAAATCTACAGTTAGATTTCCAATTAAATCAACTGCTAATGGAGAACTTACTGATGTAATATAAGCGGGTGGTATAGAAATACCAGAAATAGCAGAAGTTACATAACCTTCTGTTGCGAGTTTATCTCCATTAAAGTATAAACCATTATCTAAAGTTTCTGCAGATAAGGTATATCCATTAAGTACAATATTCTCACTTAATTTAAAATTTACTTGTGACATGTCTTTATTTTATCCTTTTTAATAATGCTTTAAATTTAGGCTATTGTAGATCTAACAATTGTTACCTGGGCATTATTACTTGTGGCATCTGATATTTGAATTACTAATTGTCCATTAGAATCTGTTTTTATTGTATCAATTTGCAAACCATTTATCTGTCCGCCAATTTCAATTATACTATATTCTGTATAATAAAACAAACTTTGATTTGTTAAAACCATTAATTTTGAAGAACGTAATTTTGTTCCTTGTTTAATTTGTAAAGTGTATTCTAATGTTGTAAATGCTGTTGCATTCCACTCGTCAATTACATTTGATGTGTTATTTGATATTGTATGAGAAAGTTCATATTCTTTTTGTAAAGATCCCCAAACATTTCCGTCAAAATATCTTATTTTTTTTAGGTTAGAATTAAAGTAAAATGTACCCGATTGAGAATTAGAAGGATCACTTTGCAGTGGAACTAATTCAATCGGTGTTAAAAACTTTTTAGCCATTTTACCCCTTTGATAATTTTGAGGGGAGAGAGAAGATTATTCCCGCTCCCCCCCATATAATTTATTATATCTTATTTAGCCGATTACGACTACTGTGTAAGTTTCTCCAGATGCTGGGGCGGTAGCAAATGATACCGTCAAAGCATTGTTGGATGTACGCTTAATATCTACTTCAACATCAGCACCATTGTCTGGACCATATGTTTGATAAACACGAGCAATAACATCTACTGTATCTAAGTTATGTGTAACTGTAAATGTGTTTGTATTAAATGGTGTTGCTGGTGTAATATCTAATGCATACTTACGAGTAACGGTTGTAATATCTGAAGTCTTAACAAATCCATCTGTAACGAGTTGTGATTCAAGACCTTCATAATCTACTTTTACGGTATTACCATCTAGATACACGCCATCTGCAAATGAGTATTCACCAGCAGCAGAGAACTGTGTCCAGGTGTAATCTAAACTATCTGTATTAGATAGAATCCAACCAGTCTTACCGTTAGCGGTACCGTTCTCTACGAATACAAAGTCACCCTTTGCAGGAGTGCTTTCATCTGCAGCACGGGTGTAACCACCAATAACCGTGAAGTCATAGATACCGTTTGTAGTGGCATCATCTTGGTTCTTAACAAGAACTCGGTCACCATTTTGAACAGTATAGCCATCAATACTGGTTGTGAGTAAAAGTGGGGCGCCAACGATAGTAATGTTGGCAGTTGTAGCTACTGCTACAGAATTCTTAACATTAAGACCTTGTGCTACTGAATGAACATCAGATATTGTTGCAATTCTATTGCCATCAATAGAAAAACCAATATAAGCATTTCCATCTGGATATAAATTAATATCTCCACTATGTGCTTCAAGTACTAATTGATTGCTTGCTGCAATTGAAAGACTTCCATCCGATGGGTGTGCAACTATAATACCTAGGCGGGTTCCTGAAGTATCTCCACCATGCCAGTATTCTGTTTTAGTTGTATGGAATTCTGCTGTGTCAGTTGTAATAACACCATTATCAGCATTTAAGTGTAATGAATTGTTATCTGTAGAAATAACTCCACCATCACCGTTAATATTTAAATTATTATTAAACCATGTGACAGTTGAAGATGGATTGATTCTTACATCTCCATCATTAGACTCAAGTTGTAATTGACCATCAGTTGCTGTAAATCTTAATGAATTGTCTGATTGAGCAGCAATAATACCTTGTTGAGTTCCGTTTCTCCAATACTCTGTTTTTTGAAGATGAAGTTCTCCGTAACCAGATCCAATATTTACAATACCACCAGGAGATAGTTGAATATCATATTCAGCATTTACTTCAATTGCGCCTGTACTTGTATTTGACCAAATATAACCATCTGTTGGATTTGTATATCCAGTGAAATTTAATTTATCGCCAATTGTTTTATTTGTTAAAGTTTCTACGCCAGTTTCTGTGACATATCCTGTTAAATCTGTATTAATATCACCAATAGTTGCAATTCTATTACTTCCATCAATTAATGGTGTTCCAATATATGCATAATTGCTTCCTGGAAGAAGTACAATATCATTATTTGCGGTAAGTGTTAAATTATTTCCATCTGTAGAGATAGCTTCTGTTTTAGCACTACCAAATTTAATACCGCCTTTTGTACCATCTGTAAAACCTCTAATTCCAACAAAATTTGCAACATTTATATCACCAATATAAGCATCGTTGCCTACAAGAATATTTGTTCCATTACCATCGTCATTTGTAGTAATTCTGCTGAACACTGGAGTAGTTGTGAAATCTAACGATCCATCTGTTACTGTAAAGAAATCAGAATTAACTGCTGATATATATTGAACTCCAACTGGTTGCCAGTTTCCTGTTCCTGTTCCTGTTGAGTAATAGAATGTATTATCTCCAGTGTTAAAGTAAAGTTGTCCTGCTGCTAGAGCACTAGGTGCTGAAGAAGCAGAATGGATAACTGCGTTGAGTAGCTGATTACCCTTAAGATTGATATTTGTTAAAAATGTTTTTGCCATTTTTTTATTCCCCTTTTATTTAGTTTTTATGTCCTAAGACAAGTATGCATATCCCGAAATAGCGTCTGAAAATGTCAGAGTTAGTCTATTTTCATCAATATGTGCTATATCACATTCTATGTTATTTTGACCATAATCCATAACAATAACGTTTGGTCTAAAACCTAAGTTATGTGTTATATTCCATGTTGTTGAGTTTGATTGTTTTTCATATGTAAAAGATACTAATGCAACGTTAAATACTAAAGTTCCCGCTGCACCTTGAATACCCTGCACACCTTGAACACCAGATCCTGTTAAACCTTGGATACCCTGTACGCCTTGAGCACCAGATGATCCTCTGGCTCCCTTGGCTCTGACTACAATTACATTTTCACTCACAATATTCCTGCTTCTACGTCAAACCAACCTTGTAAAAAAACATAGACTTGGTTATATTCGTCAATTGCTTCAATTTTGTAATAAGTTCTTGGATAAATAAATACACTAGTTTTGGCGGGTGTGATTTGAATATCAAGAGTTCCAGTAACTGGATCCACTATTGTTATTCCATTTCCTATAGTACAAGAAGTAACTAAATTTCTACTTCCTGGTTTGTCATAGAACTTCATAGTGATGTTATACCCAGTAATATCTATTGGATCAATTATTTCTGTTTGATATGTATCTTGGTAAGTATGAGCATAAGTTAATTCTAGGTTAAAGGTTTCTCCTTGTGTAACCCTAAAATTTACATTTTCTTCAGAACTTACCGCCATTTATACCAACTTAAAACTAATTTTTCCCAACAGGTAGGATTATAAATTATTATAACATCTTGGGCTATAAATCCCTAAGTTTTACTGATTAATATCTACTATTTCACATTCCCCCGAAACACAAGCAAGTGCTTGGGTTCCAGTGGTTGAATCCTCTAGTTCGTACATTGATAAAGCTGCCCAATCAATGGTTTTTGGCATTGTGGCAACTACAGATTCATAACCAGCCTTATCAACTTCTTGGTAAGGTGCTTGAACATATGAGTGCTCTGAATATGGGAGGAATGAGATTCCTGATACTTCATCAAAATGCTTATAAACCCAAGCTCCGACTTCCATCCACTCTTCTTCTCTTACCGAAACAGTAATTGATGGCTTATGCTCACACCAATGACGTTGGTATACCAGCCAAATTTCAAGCTGTTGCAAAGCGGTCAACTTATCTCTGGTTATAGCATGCGATGGTGCTTTTACTGGAAAAGAAAACACATAAGTATCGTTTGGTTTCATAACATCATCTTCAGTTGGAATTCCAGAATCTTTTAAAAACTTTGAAATAGGATCATTTTTAGATCCACGAACAGTTCTAATGTAATAATCTGAATGCCATGGATGCATTCCTGAAGACACCCCGACCAATTGGGACACTGTACCCGAAGGCTTAACGCAAGTTACTGCTGCTGAGGCGGGAATCCCAATTTTCATTGCCTCTTCAATATTAACATCTACTGCCATTTGACGAAGATTATCTAAAACTGTAGAAAGTTTATCTAGCCCTTCTTGTCCTGAAAAAAACTTATGTCCAAATTGTCCAGTTAATGAAACTCCTAAAAGTCTTTCTTCTTCGGTGTTATCTTTCCAAATTTTACGGATATATTTAAAATCTGTAAGTGTTGATTGCCATGTTCCTAAAATGGATGCCAGACGGACTTTATTTGCAACATCTTCCACTGTATCTTTTTCACGAAGTACGACTTCTGAAAGATTACAAAACTGATAAGGACGTAAAATAATTTCTGAGCAAGGGTTTGTTCCATAGTGGATTTCAGGATCTCTACGACCATATTTGGCTGCTTGTTTTTGAGCTGCTGCCACATTATAAATACCTCTTTCACCTGATTTTGAATCATAAAGCGATTTCCATTCTGCAATAAATTGAGCCATTTCTGGTTTTCTAGAATAAGCTACTGAATTATTTGATAAAGAACGTTGTGCATTCTTTTCCCACCAATTACCAGATTTTGCTGCTGCCATTTCAATATCATTTATGTTTGAAAGAGAAATCATTGCAGAGCGACGTACTCCACCAACAACAACCACTTCACCAATCTTACACATCAAGTCGTGGCATTCAATAGGCTTTAATTGGCGACCAAGTGCTCCCTTAAATATTTGAATTGTAAAGTCAAAAAGACTTACTAGTGGTTGTGGACCTGATGATCTTCCACCCATTGTTTTAAGTCTTGCACCTGAAGGGCGAACTTTGCTGATATCAATTTGTGGAATTTGTCCTGCCCACAAAAGAGATAAAAATTCACGATAGGCTTTAGCCCATCCTTCTTTTGAATCCCCAACAATAACTGTTGTTGATGATTTTTCTAAAGTTTCTGGAAGGGCGGGAAGTTTATTGATGTACTTATATTCAACGGAAAATCCTACTCCAGTACCGCACATAAGAATGTACATAGCTTCATCAAATGAACGAGCATTATCTACAGGAAGAAATGCACAGTTATATCCAGAAACGTTTTCTCTTTCTAATGCGGCACCTGCAGTCATAACAGATCTCATGGATGGCATAACATTTCTATTGAATACTGCATCACGAAGTTCTGCAACAATTTTTTGATCTGGAGTATATCCGTGTTTTTCACGCAATTGAGTAACCATAAAGTTAAAGTAACGGTCTACAGTTTCACCCCAAGTTTCACGACGGTTTTCATCTTCTAACCATCTTGCATAGCGAGATAATGCAATAAAGTTTTCATAGGGATTTTCAATTGTATTTGACACGGAGACTCCTCTTAAAATATTAGAACTTAAGTGTACCACAAGGTATTCTTAAAATTCAGAGTTTTGAATTTCTTTTAATCTTTTTATGGCGGGCTTTGTAACTTTAGTCCAATTATAATCTTTATGAACTAAAAATGCATTAGTATAAGCTATGTCACTATAATTTTCATAATTTTTATAAACATCTTTCATATAAAACATTAGTTGATCAAAATCTGGTTTATACATTTCACCTGGATGTAATATTGGCCAAGGTGATGAAACTAATTTAGAATCCAATGGTGCTGTAATATATCTTGCATATGCTGCCCAAGATTCTGTACAAATTGTTGGAATGCCTTTTGACATTGCTTGAAGTGGATTGAATCCAAAACCTTCCCCCCAACTTGGATATACAAAAGCATCACACAAATCATATAATCCATTGATTTGTTCTGTGGAAAGTAAAGACTCAATAGTCTTGATGTTTGGATAAAATGCTCCAGGTGAGCCTTGGATTCTGCCTGAAACAGGGTCATACACCCTGGTTGTATTCATTCTGGTACATTTTAATATTAATTCAACATTTGGATTATTGCCAAACAATTTTATAAAAGCATCAACTACTGCTTGAGCATCTTTTCTAAAGTAAGGTTCTCCTATGTGCAAAAATCTAAATGGGCGGGACTCATCAATTTTTCTTTTTACAGGCACCCAAGAATCTTCAATTCCATGTTCATATACAAAAACAGGTTTATCAGTAAAATTTTTAAATACAGATGCACACCATTCAGAAGTTGTCCAAAGTTCATCTATGCCATCTTTTAAATTAGATTTCCATTCCCTGGGAACATCTGTAGATTCCCAAGGTGTATAACCAATTTTATATTGATGTTTTCCAAATTTAAATAAAGGAGGTTGAATAAATGACATTCCAATTTTTAGTTTAGGTGATCCAATTAGACATTCTATATCATTTTTTTCAAACTCTTTGAATACATGATAAGAAGCTTCACCATATCCAACATTGCGATCCATATACTCTGGAGCACCAGTAAATGAGATTTTCATTAAATTCCTGACTTGTTTTTACCAGTATATCATGATAGGATAGATTTTACTACTCTTTCCTCAAGGAGGTTCAAAATGAACAATGAGAACAGAACAAGGATAAGAACAGCGTGGACTATGATAAGTGTGATGATTATCACATTAATTTTTGGAGTAAATTCCAAGGTTTACGCTTTAACAGCACCAACTATCGTGTATAATAAAAATATATTATATATTAATAAATATATTAATTTAGTTAATATTAAAGATATTATTAATATAGATATATTAAATAATAAAAGAAAAAACAGTGAGACAATTTATTTAATCAATGATTTATCCACTGGAAAAACTTTTCAAATGCCCGCTTATAGCAAAATGCTAAATTTAAAACAAAGAGTAGATTTAAGGGTAATAATCTCAAGACTAGCAAACGGAATCAAGTCCCAGGAAACTGGTGGCGTTGGAGCCTATGTACGCAAGTCTTATTCCAGTAGTGCATGTGGAGCATTCCAATACATGAACGAAACATGGAACAACTTTATGGGATATAAGAGTGCCTGCCAAGCCCCAGAATGGGTACAAGATGCAAGAATCATTAGTGAGCTAAAGGTTTCATTTGCAAAGTACAAAGACTGGAAAAAGGTTGTTGCAGCACACCTATACCCATCAAGAGCTGACAATATGGCTACTTGGAGCAAACCAGTTCCAGGCAACCCATCTGTCCGTGAATATGTCACATCTGTATTTCAAAAGGCGAACATAGCATACTGATGAAAATTCAAGTTTTTTCACAGTATTACAATTTAGCACAGGCGGGAGCGGTAGAACCTCTCGCCTGTCCTATGCACAAGGATGAACCAGACTTAATTTATCAACTGGTACATAAAGACGAAGATGAAAAAGTTGTGCTACAATGTTTAGCATGTGGCTACAAAAATGTAGCAGGACAACAATTATATGAAAATTTATTAAAGAGAATGAAGAGGGTACAAAATGGCGTATGAACCAAGACTTGGAGACTACGGAGTAGTTAAGACAAATGGATGGGCGGGATTTTTAATTCGCCTTGGAACATTTTCAAGATGGAATCATGCTTTTATTTATATTGGCAATGGTCAAATAATTGAGGCTCGTCCGACAGGAGTAGTAATTTCTCTTGCATCTGAATATCCAAAAATTGCTTGGAATCAACATGAAGAATTAAATGCTCAAACTCGTCAAAATATAATTAATTCAGCACATAGCTTTGTAGGAAAGCCATATGGATTTTTAGATATTGGAAACATATTCCTTAGAATTTTGGGACTTAAGGTTTTGGCAAATACTCGCCTTTTAGAACGGCTTGCAATGCGTCACGGGGTAATCTGCTCAGAACTGGTTTCATTGGCTTATAAGGCTGTTGGAGTGGATTTAACTGGTAATCCTGATAATACTGTAACTCCTGGCGATTTAGCCGAACGACTAATTTATCAGTGAGCCAAAAATAAGAAATGGATTTACTTCCTATTGTAAATAATAGATCCTGTGAAGGATGTACGAAATGCTGCGAAGGATATCTTAGGGCAGATATTAAAGGGCATCCTATGGGAATGATGGAAGATGGTACCATAAAACCTTGCTTCTTTGTAAAGATAAATGAAGGATGCGGAGATTATGAAGATAGACCAACAATTCCATGTAAAGTATTTAGATGCGATTACTTGACAGATGAAACAATTCCTGATACATTTAAACCATCAAGAAGTAATGCTATATTCTCAACTCGCACAATTAAAGATATAGATTATACGATGCTCATTGAGGCGGGACGGAAACTGGATTCAGAAGTTCTGTCTTGGGCAATTGAGAAACATCTCTCAGAAGGATCAAATTTTGCATGGCGGGTATTGGGAAATATATTTTGGATAGGATCAGAGGAGTTCAATAATATGATGTCGGAAGATTATCCACTATTGTCTCAATCTTCACATGGCCAAAATATACATTGAGCGGGCATACATTGAGCCGTTTGACGAGAAAGAAGAACAATGTCAAATATTGATCCATATCAAACAGGGAAATGATCACATATTTGCAGCAAAAGTAGAATTGACTCATGATATTGCTTGGCTTCATATGGATAACGCCGAAAATGGGGATTTGATTATAAATAACTCGGCGGGAATGGAAGCCAATAAATGGGATCATATAACACATGAGATAGTAAGGGTAGATAATGGGTAATATAGAAGAAGAACTAAATACGCCTATATTGGAGAATATACTTGATATACATGAAAATATCCGTGAACTTCTAGGTGCAATATTTATTCAGTCCCAGCGTAATTATGATATGTTATCTATTATTGCAGATAAGCTAGGTGCTGATGCTAAGGGATTATTTGAATTGCACGAATCTGGACAGATTCTTGCTCCCGCCCCATCATTTATATTTGAAGAA